CACTACTCCGAGCTGTCCTCGCCAGTCATAGGCATCATGGTTCGGAAGAAACGGCGCGGAATTGCGCAAACGAGTTAGGCGGCAGTGTTTTGGATCAAGCGACAGTTCTTCATAGAACCGGATATCGGCCCACCAGTCGTAGCGCAGCACCCGTGATCCTGGTGTTGACCACACCAAGTCCACTGTACGCGCCTGCTCGTCAAAGGTATCTCCGGCCATTCGGATATCGAGTGCGCATTCGCTACCTTGAACTGCGCGCACAATTCCAAGATCGCGTGTTTCCACGCGTTCAGCCGGTGTTGACATTTTGACTAGTCCTTGCCTTTGGGCGGCGTCTTTGACGCCTTGTCTGCCGCTGGATCGTTCTGACTTTGCCCGCCCTGCGAGGTCTGCCGCGGATCGCTGTCGAGCACGATCTTCTTGGCGTCGAGGATCTTATTGGTCTCTTCGATTTGCTCGAAGGTCTCGTCAGGATCGTAACCCGACAACTTGATGGCCTCGGATAGCGGCAACAGCCCGGCGCGCACGCCGCGTTGAAGACCGGCATACTCAGCGTCGCGGTCGTACATCGTGACGGCAGGCGGCGTCCATTGCGCGATCGGCGTCCGCATTTCGCCCGACCGAAGCGCCAAGGCCATCATCGCCCAGCGCCAAATCGGCTGGCAGAGCATTGGGATGACTGTCAGGTACTGCAGCGCTTCGACATCCGGCGTCATGTCGACTTTCGCCATCCGGCCTGAGGTGAAATTGACCTGGCTATAGTCGCCAGTCAGTTGCTCGAACGTGATCCCTAACCCTGCCGCAACTGCACGCAACTGCGCGCGCGTGAAGGACTCGAAGTCGGCTGTGCTAGGCGGCGTCGCGAAGGTCACGCCCTCCCCTGGCTTCAAAGGCTTGATCATGCCGGGATAGATTTCATCGATGCCGACGTCACCGCTATCATCGGGATCGCCAATGGATGGCGAGGAACCATCTGTGTTTGTGATGAAGGCGGCAAAGCAAGCCGCGATCTTCTGGCGAAGCAACGCAGCGTCTTCGTATTCGTCCGTATCCTTGAGTCTGACGACGCAAGGAGCGAAGGCCGAAATACCCCTTACCTGGCCGGGCCGGTCCTTGCGGAACATGTGGGCAATCTGCGTGGCATCCACGCGCTCAGATACGCGGGAACGTGACGGTACTGCGAGCAGCGCTCCGGGATGATCCGCGAACAGCCAGTAGGCAACCCGGCGGTTCTTCGGGTCATACTCGACACCCTGAATGATGCGGTTTCCGTTAGAGCCGACAACCGTTTTCTCCGCGTCCAGATGATCGGGCTCCAAAACCTGCAAGCGCAGCGGCAACTTGTTATCGCTTGTTTCGTCGATATGACGGCGGATCAGAACTTCGCCGCTTTCAAACATGGTCCGGACGGCAAGGCGCTGCAGGCCGTAGAGGTCGCAGTCGCCCTCAAAATCGCAGTCGGTCGACTCGGCCCAGGCCTTCCAGGTCTCCTGAAATTCTGCGCGCAACCGTTTGCCAGGCTCTTTGGCCCATTTTGGTTTCGGCAAGATGCCGGTTCCGACCACATTGCCAGTCGCTTTGCGCACACCGTTGGCGGCCCATGAATTGTTCCGCACCAAATCCCTGGCGTTTTCACGCAGGCCAGCCAGGGCGCTGCGGGAGGCGGCGTTGGCGTCGCCGGCGGTCCGAAACCATCCTTCGGTGCGCCTTGATTTCGACGCGCCCTCATAGTGGCGCTGCAAAACGTCTAACGCGTTGCGGTATCGCACGCGCTTATATGCTTCGGCTGGTGCGAAGAATCCGACGATCCTATCGAGGACGTTTGGACCCTTCACTTAAAACCCTTTCCTGACGCGGCCGAAGCGATGCGTTTTCGTGTTACCCGTGGCGCCGTCGATCCCCGCGTTCATCTCGGCAAGCAAAGACCTCATTTGCTGCAGATCCTGATAGCGAACCCGCCGGTCTTTGAACTCGACCTCCAGAACGCCGCTGGCGATCGCGGATGCCAGCTTGTCCCGGTCGTCGGCAGTCCATTGATGGCTCATCGCAGATATCCTTTGCGGCTTCCCAGCCAGGAACGCTTAGGCGGATTCGGGGCCTGGTTTGGCTGTTGTCGCGGCGCGGGCGGAACATCGACCGGTACTGCGACAGCGGGTTGCGGTTGGGGTGCGGCGTCCGGTTTCGATCCGGCCGCGCGCAGCATGTACGGCGCCGGGACATCGCGCTCGGTCACCCGGTCCGCGCCCACAAGATACGCAGCTGCCCGCGCATAGATGCGCGCGTCGAGAACCTCGTTCCTCCTGCCTGGAATGACTTCCCACTCGCGATACAGCCGGTTTTGCCGGTCTCGATGCGAGACAAGATGCTCCGCGGTCAATTCTAGAAAGTAGTCCTCGCCGTATTCAGGGAAGTGACAGTAACCCGCTGGTATCGGCTCGCTGTCGTCCTTTGGCTTTTTCAGGCCGAGCCAGCCGTAAAGCTCAGATTTGAGTATATCGACGCCGACCAGCCAAAGTTTGAGGCCGCGCCGCTTACCCGCGGAAACCGTGTCGACGTTTCTTGGCGTCCCGATGATCTGGGAGCCCCGCGCATCGCCCTTTACGGCCATGACGCGCTGTGCGCCCTTTGCCTTGCACCACGCATAGACACGCTGAGTGTTGTAGCCGGAATCCACCGCCATCATTCGAATGCGCAGCTCGCCGCCATTGGCGTGCGGCCAGTTCCGGTTCAGGACGCCGTCCAGTTGGGTCCATGGCTCGTCGGTACTGGTGTCGCCCGGAATAGTAATCCAGTCGATAGACCAACTTTCCATGCGCAGCCCCCAGGCCACAACCTCGGCAACTAACCGGTCCTTTTGGACATCGACACCGGCTGTAAGCAGATAAGCGCCAGGCGGCACGATACGCATTGGATAGGTCTCGCGGCGGCCGTATAGCCTCTCGTATTCAGGGGCCTCTCCCTTCTCGATCCAGCATTCCCCCAGAGTGGTGTTGATGAACGTCTTCAACGACTCCGGGCCTTCTTTCTTCGCAACCTCGAACTCTTGCGCGATGTGGCCCCAGGTAGCGTTAGGCGAGTAGGAATACGCGGTCCAAATATGAAACGAAGCCAGTCTCGTCGATTCTGGCTTAGCGGTTCCGCGCCATTCGCCACGCTCCACCATCCAACGCTTTGAGGCGTGTTCGATGACGCACCCATTCTTCTCGCACATGAACCAGGCCTTTGCGGGTTCCCCCTTCGGCCACTTCATGTTCGGAAACTTGAGCGTCTGAAACTCTTGGCAATGCGGGCACGGCACGAAGTAAAAACGTTGATCGCCGCGCTTAAACCAGGTCTCTATCCGCGACGACGACTCGATCAGCGGCGTCGATCCCAGGACGACCTTCCGGTTCCAAAACGTTTCGCCGCGCTTTATGCCGAGTTTGATCGGATCCCCGTCCGCGCCAGCCGACATCGGGTAGCCGTCGACTTCGTCAAAGATAATGACGCGACGGGTAATTCTGCGGAACCCGGCGCCACTGTTGGCGCCAGTCATCGACAGCATGCCGCCGGTGAAGGTCTTGTTTAGAAGAGTGTTCGCGGTCTTCCGGCTCGATCCCGGCGTAAACCGCTTTCCGACGGCCTCGCAGTCGCGAAGCATCGGCGCGATTTCCTGTTTCGAAAACTGCTCTGCGTCGTCGTCGGTCGGCTGCACGATCATGATTGGACACGGATCGTGCTCTGCGTGATAGCCGGTCAGTGCGACGATGGTTTTCGTGTATCCGACGCGGGCCGATTTCTTAACGACGACGTATTCCAAAGACGGATCGGTGAAGGCATCCATCCACCCCTTTTGAAAGGGGATCGTTGTCCACTGGCCGGGCTCCGCGGAAGATTCCGGCGACAAATAGAATTTCTGGTCTGCCCACTGCGATAAGGTCAGGCGCGGCGGCGGTCTCCAAAGGCCTCGGATATCCTGCTCAATCGCCGTCAGCGCGTCCATCTGCAAGACGTTCAAGCACCCTATGGATTTCGGATTCGACCAGCTCTGCGATCTCGTTGCTCACGCCTTTGCGCAGCCGGAGTTCTGAGGGAATGCGCAGTAACTGGTTCTTTGCAGCCGTGATGATTTTTGCCCAACGCTCCTTGATCTGATCCGACGGAACCAACCGCTTCTGAAGTTCCGCAAGTTCGATCTGGGCCATTTTGGCCATCGCCGCTTCGCGCTGCGCGCGGGCGACATTGTAGACTAGAGCGGCATTCTGATTGTTTGGCTTACCGTTACCATCTTCAACGACTGAGGATGCTCGGGTTGCCGCTTCACCCCTGCGGCGACCGGGATCGGTATTCTGCTGCCATTGGATATCCGCTTTCGCGGGATCAATTGTTCCGTCTTTCTCCGATGTGATCCGTCCGGATTCCAACGCCTTCTGGACGGCGCTAAGACTGACGCCGCGATGCCTCGCATAAGCCCGTTGGGACAAACGCGCCATCGCGCGCGGCCTCATATGTCAGGGGCGAGCGGCCGCCCCGTGACGGCCGCCCTACCGATTACCGGCGCGACTTGCCCTTCTTGGCGCTGACTTTGCGCCCCGAAGTTTTGCCTTTGCCCTTGAGCTTTGCACCGCCGCGCTTCGAGCGGCGACCACCTGATCCTGCCATTTAAGCCTCCTGTAGAATGACCATAGATTCCGAGACCTTCGTCTCTCCGTCGTCGTGAGCATCGATGTGCCACACGAGCATAGGTTCACCATCTTGATCGCCAACCAGACGTTCGCCGTCGACGTCGACAAGAAAGGAAAAGTTCCCAAGGCTGAGCGGCGTC